CAGAGCAGATCAAGTGGCAAGCTTTGAAAGGCTTGGTGATCACACCATTGGACACACATTTGCTCAGTGCAATTGTCGGCCTGTACTTTGGTGCTTCAATGGTTAAAAACGCGAGGTAATTATGCAACCAATTTCTCAAAGTGTCGCACCGCTGCTTGGATATGCTTCTCCGGTAGAGCAACCGTATCAAGAAGAAGCAGTACCTCTAGGTCTTCTTGCTTTTGTAGCTAAACAGCAGGAAGATGCCCAGAAGCAGCAAACGCAAGTGGCTCAGAGTCCAATGGTGGACGCCTTGGCCGGCATAGGTGGTACCAATGTTGATGATTTATTCAATGTCACCGGTAAAGACTTAGCTAAAGGTATGCGTGGTGCGTTTGGCGGCGGTAAAATTGGAACGATCGTGGACCTTGCGATTGCTAACGGATCAGCAAATGTAGCTCTCGGCCCCGGCGGAACCATTACTAGAGATGCTCCCATTCCAGAAGGAGCAAGAATATTACTAGAACGATCAGACCCTGCTCGTCTGCGTAGGATGGATGCCTACCAGAGGTTCGATGCTTCCAATAAAGAACAGACATGACCTTAACAATTAAACTTATGATGATTATCCTACTTTGGAACAACGATGGGTCATTTGAGAGCAACGTTTCAGAAGTAACCGAGTGTCCTGATACAGAGATCGTCAAAACAGTAATGGAAGAGAGACGTCTAGCAGGTCAGTTCAAGAGTTGGGCAGCGTACTGTGAAGCGGTGCAGTTCGGTCACGGTATTACTACTTAAAAGGTGGTCCCCAAGCCCATCCTGTTAGGCTATAGCGCACACCCTTGGTCACTGGTGTTACCCTGTGGTAGTAGTAACTGGGAAAGACAACGATCCTGCCGGGTATTTTCATAGCCTCTTCATTGATCACTCTCTTCTTGTAAGGAGCACTGGGTGACCCCCAACTGAACTGGAAGTCACCCCCTTCGTAGTCATCGTTGAGCACAACGTTGAAGGTAAGCTTTCTAGCTTGCTCTTTGTGGTCATAGTCTATGTGCCAAGAGTACTTCTCCCCCACTGTATACTTACTAAGCTGGAGCGGCTGCACTCCTTGAATATCAAAGTTCCAACCTTGCTGCAAGTTTGCGGCCAAGACACTGTACAGAACAGTTTGTATAAAGTTAGGATCGTCTATGCCGAACATAGAGTTGTTCCTAATTTGTTCTATCCTCTTGCCGTGGCTGACTAAGGCTTCTTTTTCCTCTAAGTTATCTGCTAGTTTAATTATAGCTTGACAGAACTCTGGGGTAAAGTCATCTGTACCTGTCTCCTCGCCAGACCTGAATACATTACCGTACATTTTTAATTCTCCGTAGAACTTTGTCTTTTTCCAGTTCTGTATAGGTCATCCAATCTGCAATCTCCTCTTGCGTTCTCAGACAACCTATACAGATCATATTGTGTACCCTGTTCTCCAGATGACACACGTTCACGCAAGGACTCTTAGACTCCACAACTTCCGCCATGTCCTGTGATGTCGCAGATGTCATGCGTCTCCAAGCCCTCTTCAAACTCTTCGCCCAGCTTGTCTACAGCCTCACTATAGGACACTGAAGATAGAGGCTGTCCTCCCCTACATCCGTCAGGGTACACCGTGAAGCCCCGCAGCCTGTGAGCGTAACTAGCAAGGGTATTAGCAAAGTCATCAACAGTGTCCTCATTGTTAAGCTTACTTCCCCACTCTGGCAGGTTGATCGTGCTGCTGATGGACATATCCACGTAGTCCTGCACGTCTGCTTGGAACTTCATCCGGCGCTTGTAGTCACTGGCTAAGTCTAGGGCAGACTCAATGTTGTCAGGTTTAACACCGTACAGGTCAATGATCTCTTGGGCTGCACTGTCTACCACGTACTGGTAGTGCCACTTGTTTCCACCTTTGAGATACCTGCGCTTGTAGGCAACAGCGAAGATAGGCTCAACCCCAGTAGAAGTACCAGCAAGAATGCCAATGCTACCAGTAGGGGCAATAGCCCGATTAGCAACAGGACGGGTAATGCTAAACTGATCAGCAGTCTCTCTACTGACCTTATCACTGACACCTTTGTACACTGAGAGCCACTGGTGCAGTTCATCGCTGACTTCATACTTCTGTCCCTTCTTGATCAGCCATTCGTGCATACCCATCAGACCGAGGCCAAGTCTACGGTTCTTCTCGCGTGTCTGGTAGACCTTCTCATAGGGCAGTTTGGCTTTCATGGTGCCGCAGATAAGGAACTTGGTGGCTAGCTCTACCACCTCAGAGAACTCCTTAAGGTCACTGATGCGTCCCATGTTGATAGAACCAAGGTTGCACACGTCGCTGTCGTCAGCGCTGGTCACTTCTGTGCAAGCGTTTCGGAGTGTCTCATTCTCTTTATCGAAGAAGTTAAAACTAAACCCCGGCTCTGCGGTCTTCAGTGCCTGTCGCACATTAGTTTTGAAGACATCTCCTACTTCTCCCGTCTTCCAGTATTTCAACAGCCACTCTGTATCATAGTTGACACTGATGTTCGTCATGTCCAACGGTGCTGCAAAGTTGAAGTCCTGCTCCTTGACTTGGCCTATGCTGAACCCTGTCTGGCCTACGTCCATATCGTACCAGTTCTTGCTGGCCAAGAAGGCACCAATGTCGCGATGCTGCCAGTTCAGGCTGGCGTAGATAGCAGACCTACGACTACCGCCCTGCATAACCCTGCGGCCAATTTCGTTGATCATCTGCATCTTAGGTATCGGTCCACTGGACAAACCGCCCGTCTTGCTCAGACCAGAACCCTCTGGACGATAGATCGAATAATCTACACCAATGCCACCACCCGTCATCAAGCAGGACTCAGATTTCCAGCTAAGGTTAGCCCAATCTTCACGACTGTCCTCTTCTGCTTTCAACAGGTAGCAATTGTTGAAGAACTTGTTAGGACGACCGGCGTAGTACAGATATCGACCACCGGGGATAAATTTAAGTTCTCTTACCATCTCTGTAAGAGTACCTACCTCGTCCTTAGTGAGCAGATCGCCGCATACATCGTCTACCAAGGTCTTGGCCAAGTCGTACCAAGTCATGCACCCTTCATGGGCATACTTGTGCTTGAAGATGTCTTCGCTAAACTTGGAACGGAACATTGGGTTTTCGTTGGATTTAAAAGTCATTACAGTCTACCGGCCTTAAGTTAAATTTATGAATGTTCTCAGCTAACTCTTCTCTCAATAAGTCTAGCAGCTTCAGTGAGTCTATGTCCAGCAAATCTACAATCTCTTCACAACTGTACGCTTGGCTGATATCAAGAAGCTGCTCTTCAGAAAGCGTGTTCACTTGGTGCCTCCTGTTCTACCTTCTCTTGTCCAACGAGGAACACCGGACGGCCTGAGCGGAACTTGACCTCTAGCTCATCGCCCCAGCATGTCTTCTTGTGGGAACAGTATGAACAATTGATGCCCAACTTCTTGCGTCTGGATTGCTTGTCTACCACAGTATCAAAGTGCCTCTCAGGCGGCTCTGGCAGGGCAACATCGTGCTTGATGCTGGCAATCTTGGCACTGGTGTCCTCTATATCATGGTGCGTATACGTGGCTAGCTCCCCACCAGACTTGTCAAAGGCCAAGAACGTACCGCTCTTTTTACCAAAAGCGTTAGCATAGCCGCTGATCTGGCTGATATAACCAAAGGCATCGTCGTCAGGCAGTGTGCCGTTCTTGAACTTCTTCATGCTGAATGCACTGGCAGACTTAACATCGACCAGTTCGCCATCTATCATGCAATCAATGTGTCCCTTGATGTCGTCTATCTCAATCTCGGCTTGCATCTCAGTTACAGAATGCCCAGATTCCTTGGCCAAGTAGATCAACATTGCTTCAACAATGTCACCTACCATGAACTTGAGCTTGGTCTGTGGAGTGAAGCTCTCCGCTTGCTCGTCACCATTGATGTCGTACCAGAGCGCCCTGCTACAAGGCTTTCCAATGTTGGACATACGGAGCCTAGGGTTAGGTGCAGCTTGGCTGACCCACAACTGTTTACGCATGGCGTCCATCACCGTGGCACCTAGCTCAAACAGCAGCCCTTGGTCTGGTTTCTTCTTACCGTTAGACACCAAGTCGTAGATGTCGTCTACCAGTGTATCAATTGTCTTTGTCTTTGTCATGTTCTACTTTCACTATGTTTTTATGAGAAGCGCGTCTTCCGGTTTTGACACTACTCAAGTTTCCGGTATCGTAACCATGACGCTCAGCAAACTCTCTGACAGTCATATTCTCAATCCTGTGCTCAACACCGTTGTCGTAAGTTATTGTAAACGGCCCTATGTACCTACCATTATTAACACCAGAAATTTTTTTATCGCTCTCAACGGGTCTGAAGAACCTCTTACCACCAATGTTCTTGTTGTAGTAGTTATCACTCCCAAGAACATCCAGATCAACCTGTACTTTCATCTCGTTGTAGTACAGGTCACGTTTGTTTTTACATAGTAAAAGTATAACAAAACTGAAAGCTCTTTTTCCAAACTTCTTTATGTCAGGCTGAAGATATTTAGAACTTGAACAGTAGTATTTCCAATCACTCTCCGTTGTTCTCTTTGTCTTCTTATATTTATACAGGTGCTTACAACCTATATAACTCTTACCGGACTCTTTATGGGTAATCTGGTAGACAAATCCAAAATGATCTCCCGGATTGAACCTGCCTACCAGACTAGTGTCCCAATGCCCGTACTTGGGCGCTCCCATTTTAGAACGGAACGTCGTCGTTAAGATCGTCCACCGCTCCAGCCTTTGGCTTCTCGTCAAATCCCTTGGACTTACCGCCCTCTGGGACGTACTCTACAGGGTCAGTGATCTTCACAGCGTTCATAAAGGTAGTAGTACCAGTACCAAAGCTGTTGTTATAGGGGCGCTGGCTGACCTTTACTACGGCCTTGCTGCCATTGCTGAGCATGGTAGGCCCACCGTAGTCGTTACCCTCTGCGTCGAAGAGTAGTGGTTTATAGTTGCTCTTAAGCTGGACGTAGGCCATGCCGTCCATCTTGTTATCGTCCTGCTTAACAGTAAGACCAATGCTCTTGGCGTTCTTAACCTGATCACCTTCAAGACCAAGCGCCACACTGTAGCGATCAAACTTATCCGTCTTATCGAAGATGAAAGGGAAAAACATTGTGCCTTCAAGGTATGTGAATGTATTAGCCATTAGTGTATCTCGCTCCAGTTGTTTCCAGTTTGAACGTCGCAGTCTAGTTCACAGTTCAGTTTGTAAGATTTGTTGACCTGACGTATAGATAGTATAACACAGTCCTTGGCATGATCAACATCTTTTTCTGATGTTTCCAAAACTAATTCGTCATGCACCATTGCTACGATCTTGGCATCTAGTTTTCTCCTTCTCAGGTGGTAGTCCACGTACATAAACCATTTCTTCATCAGCACCGCAGAACTACCTTGGATCAATGTGTTAAGGCTAGCGTGTCCTGACCTGACGCGCAGTATCCTGCCGTCTAGTCCCACCAGCTTGCCCACCGATTCTCCCTTGCGTATGACGGCCTCGCTCAGCCTTTTGTATGCTGGCATATTTGCCATAAATCTCGCCCTAAGTTGAGCACCGTCCTTAGCAGACCCGTTGACGACCGCTCCGATCTTAGAGTCTCCCGCTCCATAGAGAAGCGCGTAGATGAACGTCTTAGCTTGGTCTCTAGTCTCCAGACCAGCCATCTGTTGGTTAGCAGTATGTACATCGCCCTCAAGCACCTCACGTGTAAACCTCTCATCATTCATATAGTGTGCCAGCACCCTAAGTTCAAGACCAGCAGCGTCTGTATCTATCAGTTTTCTGCCTTCAGGTGCTTCAAACAATTCTCTACAGTCTTTGCCATACTCGACACGCACTGCCGGTACTTGTTGCAGGTTGGGGCTGACACAGCTCATGCGGTTAGTGATAGCACCCAAGGTACGATACCTGCAATGTACCCTAGACTCCTCAGAGCAAGCCTCTATCCACGCCTTGACCAACGCTGATCTCTTCTGTAGCAGGAAGTACCGTGCCAGCTTCTGTGCCACTGGCAGATCGCACTTGGCCAGTGTCTTCTCGTCCACCTTTGCCCTGCCACTGGGCGTTAACTCTGCGGGTTTCCATCCTAGTTCAATCAAGCGTTCAGCAATCTGCTGCCTACTGGCCGGGTTAAACTCTGTTACCTTGTCCTTCAGCCGCTTGCCCGTCTTCTCCGAGTAACGCTCTTCTACGATGGGCGGGAACATATTGATGCACTCGGCTGCTATCTGATCCTGCTCTATCATCAGCCTGTTATAAAGCTCCACGGCCTTCTGCTTGTTCAGCTTAAAGCCATTGTGACTCACCCGGTCAGCAACGATACGCATTCTGTGTTCGTCCCTGATCGACTGCTCACTGAACTCGTCTTCCATCTCTGCCCATAGTGTCCAATGCAGGTGCATACATACCTTTACGTCTTGAATGCAGTAGTCCAGCATTTCGCGTGTATATGCACTGAAATCTCCACTGAAGTCGCCCTTGTGTTTGCCTAGGCGCTTGCCCCATGCTTGAAGACTATGTCCTCCCTCTCTTGAGGGGTTCTCCATCATTGACAGAACCAAGGTGTCTACCATCTGGTCGAACTTCAGCCTGACTCCCCACAGCTTTGCCAGCACGGGGAAGTCAAAGCTGAGTCCGTTGTGCGCTACCACCTCGTCAAATCGGTTGAGGAAGTCTTGCAGCCCAGTAGGCTCTGTCCACACCCTGACGCCCACATCAGAGTCAAAGGTGACCACACAGTGTATCACTGTGGCGTCTAGGCTGTCGGTTTCTATGTCTAGGTAGCAGACTTGCATAAGTGTTTCCAACTGATGGGGAAGTTTATCTTGCATCGTTCTGATATCTGATCCGCAACGTATCGTGTCTCTGCCTGTGCGTCATCCGCCTGTCTTAGCTTACACACACGGCTGAAGGCGTACAAGCTGCCGGTCCAGTACCACTCGGTATAAGCCGCCTGTGGTAGCACTGCCCTTGCTTGTTCAGGACAGACACCAAACTCTATCATGTTATCATAAGTCGCTATCGATGCCCTGACTGATTCGTTATATATCTTAGAGACAATGGAATTGCTGGTTACCTCTTCGTCTGTAGAACCTTGTTTCTTATTGGCAGCGGCCTTGCGCCAGTAGTCAGGTTTCCAAGAATTAGGGGAATCGCTGACATATCTACGACTGACCTCGTTCCACACAAGACCCACCTGATGCTTGGCAAGCTGCCGTGCTATGAATATGGGTGCTCTGATATGAAATTGCAAGCTGGTATGGGCAAAGGGGGACCAATGATTGTGGTCTGCCAAGTACTTTATCAGCTTCTCGTCGCTTGGTTCCATCTCAAGGTGAACCTTGTCGAAGCTCACCCGTGCTGCATTGACGACGCTCAGGTCGTCTCCCATCTGATTTAAGAGTGCTACCTGTATCATCCCTGTCCTCTCTTGCTGCTCTTCTGTCCTGCGAATACTGATCGCTTGCCCGTTGTCTTCTGATGGTTCAGGGGTCTTGCCCTGTTCCTGCGCCGCACCTTTGTCCTAGGATTGTAGGTACTGTTCTGCATCTTCTTGGCCACTAAAAGTTCTCCTTCAATGTTGTGAGCCGTCCGGTAGCTTTGTCGTATAGGAGCCTGTCACAAGCTCCAGTGTCGCCCGTATAACGGCACTTGAGCACTCTCAGGGTGGTGGTGTTACACTCTATCGGATCGTCGCTCTGCGTGTCTCTCTCCATGCTCACCACTGTGTCGCTGATCTGTGCAATACCATGTGATCCTCTAAGGTGTCCAAGGTTGACCTCCATGCCCTCTTCGTGGCTACGGTCTGATCCTAGTCTACGCAAATGTGTGACCAAGTGTATCGCACAACCTGTCTCTTCAGTCAACTGACGCAGCAACGTCATGGTACGGTCTATTGCCTTCCGCTCGTCATTGATATCTAGGCCACTGACCAAGATGCTCAGGTGATCGATGAAGATGACCTTGCAATCCAGACCAACCACCATATACCGGACACGGTTGATCAGGTCTTCCATCTCTAGGCTACCGAAATGGTCGTAGATAAAGACCCTGCCGGTGCCTAAAGTAGTGTCGAAGTATTCTTTGATCTGTTCTTTCGAATACTTCTCGAATACTTCGTTAAGGTGTAGTCTATCACTTGCTTCAACCGCCAAGATGCCTCGCCGGGTACGGTCAACGGACTCCTCTAAGGCTATGATACCTATGCTAACGTCCGTTTCTTTCAGGTAGTGGTGCTGAAGTTCCCTGAGCAAGCTGGACTTGCCCACGCCTGTACCTGCTGCCCATGTGACGATCTCCCTAGACCTTACGCCCAGAGTCTTGCTCTGTAGGGCAGGGAAGGGGAAGTCTATGGAACGCAGGTTCTGTTCAGACCAAAGCCCATCGAAGTCTGAGGCGGCATTTTTGATACCGCTGGGAGTGTAGCAGGTGGCGTTCTTAAGATGACCTAGGAACTCCTGCTCCATGCTGCGAGAACTGTAGGTGCAAGCGTCCTTGTGCTCTAGCTCAACGATGAATGCCTTGCCCGGTTTGAGCAACTTGGCACACCTCTCCGCCTGTTCTTGTGCCTTTGGCTCGTTATCGAAGCATATGAAAACCCGCTCAAAGCTTTCCAGTAGCTCTAGATTGTTCTTAAAGTCGCGCTCAGCGCTCGCCTGTCCGCTCTTCAAGCTCAGGGCGTGTACGATTGCGTTGGACCTCTTGGTGATCTCTGTGGCAGTGGGCTGCACAGAGTTGGCCATCTGGAACGCTGCCAAGGCGTCTGCTTCACCCTCTGTGACGATCAGTGTGCTCGATTTAGTTCCCAGAGCCTTGCTCAGTGTGTGCGTCCCAAATAGCGTGCAATTTTTAAAGTCTCCACTCGTTGAAAATATCTTACCTGCTCGTCTGGTCTTATTTGATACCCTCATACCGTCAGGAAGGTGGTAGGGGAACATCACAGACTGGTCGGTAACTGTTACACCGTAGAAATCAGACACAGCCTTGCTGATCCTGCGCTCTGACCACGGGGTGTCAGGCTTGGTGGGACGGTAGTCGTCTATGTTTTCCACTTCGTTGACCTCTCTGAGTGTCTCTTCGCAGCTAAAGCAGTAGGTATGCCCATCATCGTAGACGCTCAGGGCATCACTGCTGCCGCAGCTTGTACAAGGTTGGTGCGTCTTGATTGCAGTGGAATCCATCAGTGTTGTGTCTCCGTTTCGTCGTCTTCTAGGTCTACAGTGTAGTATGGCTGCTGATCTAGGTACATCTTAAGCTCTTCCAAGGCCATGATCATAAAGTACGTCATGCTTCGCTTGTTGAGTTCTGCCATCTCCTCAAAGTATTTTATCACGGCGGGGGACAGACCCTCTTTGTAGAGGTGGTTGAAATATTCCGACTCTGTAAACTTGTCCATGATTAACCTTTCCATATGTAATATGCTGCCGCTAAAAATACAAGGCTGGTGAT